GGACATCAGGCGAGTCTAGAGCAATCTGAAGGATATAAGTTCCGTATGGAAGAAGCCATGAGAGGCGCTGAGAGAGGTTTAGCAGGTACTGGGGGCTCTAGGTCCGGTCGTGCCGCTATCGAGCTTCAGGAGCGTGCTCAGGGCCTTGCACAGCAGTACTTCGATACTCATATGGATCAGCTGAGTAACTTCGGTCAAGCAGGTGTAGAAGCACGTGGTAGCCTAGCTAACTTAGAAAGTGACTATGGTCTACAGCTAGCGCAGGGACGTGGTTCTTTGGCAGATCTCGCATCTTCTCAGGGCTTGAATATGGCTAACCTTGCAAGTGGCTATGGTCAGGATAGGGCTAACCTTGCAGGTGACTTTGGTCGGAACATGGCTGATATTCAGAATCAGCATGGTATGAACCGAGCTAACTATCGTCAACGGTATGGTTCATCCGCAGCTGACTTACAGATGCAACGTGGACAGAACCTAGTCAATAACCGTAACAGTATGGGTCAACTACAAGCAATGTTAACCCCTGGAGTTGACAAATTTAACTCTCAGTGGGGACAAGTGAACCCTCAGATAGGTGCTAACGTAGCTGGAACACAAGCAGCTGTAGGTCAATCTCAGTCGAACATGGCTAACATGGTCAGTGGTGGTCTATCCTTACTAGGTAGTGCATTCGGGGAAGGCGGTCTCTTCAACAACAGTGGCTATAATAGTAATTACAACCAGAGTAGCAATCTTGGATCTTCTCAAGCAGGTTATGGCAGTGGTTACATGGATGCATGGGTAGGAGGATTATAAGATGGCTATTGGACAATACACACCACAGACAGCCCTTGGCCGAGTAGATTTTGGTATGAGAGCTGCACGTGCAGGGAAAGACCCTATGGCTGAGCTTCAAACCTTAGCTATGAATGATCAGCTTCTACGTCAACGTGAGCAAGAGATGCACATGAAGTCGTTAGAAGCTCAGACAAAGCAGCAAGAAGCTGCACTGAAAGTGCAGACAGATGAGGCTACGCGCCTTAATGGCATCACTGCTGGTGTACAGGATTACTTTAGCACTAACGGTAAGTACCTTTCAAACTTAATGAATAGTGGTGATCAAAATGGAGTTGAGAATGTTTTGCACTCACTGAGTTCAAGCCTTAATGCCTCTCCAGAAGAGATACTGAAAAATATTCCAGGTGGAATTGGAAACCTGTCTGCCTATGCCTCTGATATGCAAGACCAATTTAAATACCAGTCTCTGCATGATGAGGAGACTCTAAGTGATGTATATGAGGCGAAGGTAGGTTCCAGACTTGCTAGACAGGAAGCTGACCACGATGCACGGATTGCTAAAGAGCAATCTGACTACGATGCACGGATTGCTAAAGAGCAATCTGACTACGATGCATGGATTGCTCAGAAGGATGCTGACCACGATGCACAGATTGCTAAGAAGAAAGCTGACCACGATGCACAGATTGCACGAAAAGTCGAGGAGCAGAGTATAAAAGATGAGAAGGCCAAAACAAAAGCTTCGCAGTTAAGAGAAGACACTATTACTGCAGGTGGTAAGTTTGATGCAGAGACTGTGCAGAAGATTTATAGTCGAGGTATGGGTGACAAGGAACTAACTCAGGCTACCATTTCGGCTCGTAGTGTACTAACTAAGCTGCTTCTGGATAAGGACATAACTACTAAAGAGATGAAGAGTAAGCAAATTGGTGGTATCAAGATGGAGAGCCTATCCCTTAAGTTCGGTGTAGCTCTTCAGAAACAATACACTAAGCTTGTAGATGCTGATACATTTCGCTGGAACTCTATGACTCCTGGACAGTGGCGAGAGAATCCTCATCTGCGTCCTCTGAATCCTGATGAGTATCGTATGAAAGCTCTAGAGCACGTAGTCTCTATGACTACGCTAGACGGTGAACCGCAAGCTCTCAAAACTAAGAAGCTTATAAAGGATCAGCAGATCTTCGCTAATGAGATGATGAGAAGTCCTGATCCTGTGATAGTAGAGAATGTGGGTCAGATCTGGGATATACTGTATAAGAAGCCGGAAGTTCAGAGACTCTTAAGGGGAGTAGAGGAAGGTAAGATCTCTCGTGAGAAAGCTGATAAGATGATAGAAGATACGACGAAACAGATGCTGATTATGGAGTACTATGGTAATCCTGTTGTTCGTGGCATGGTTACTGGATCTGAGTTCCAGAAAAGAAAGAAAAGTAAGAAGAGTGTTAGCCAAATTAGAAATAAAGGTAGATAGATATGAGCATGTTCTCTGAAAGTGAAATGAAAAGAATGCTAGTTGAGGCATCTGATCTGAGAGCAGGTCACTCACCTAATGGACTCCCCTTCTCAGATACTGATATGCGTGGGATGCTGGAAGAAGCAAACCTAAGTGAAATAACTTCTGAGCCTGTCGATAGATCTTGGAGTGCTAGATATGATAGAGCCCATGATAAAGAGGAAAGTCTCTTCGGTAAGGGTGCTATCATAGCTGCAAGTGAGAGTCCTGATGGTCTTGAGAATCTTGTCGGTGGTGAAGACTTCGATGAGAAGTTTAAGAATGTTGCTGAGGGTGCTCTTGCCCTAGTCAACCCTCTGAACTACCTCGATCAAGGTATTACCACGCCTATTAACATGGCCTTAAATGCCGTAGGTGTAGACTATCAGTTCGCTAAGTTCGCCTCTATGACTGGACAGAAGACACTCTCTGAGGGTTTCGCCACAGTCGTTGCTAACACTCCTATGGCTAATGATGTACTGAATGATGCTACTAGACGTATAGTAGCTGACTCACCAGCAGCCCAGCAATGGGAAGATTCAACTCCTCCTGAGAGAGCGCAGATGATTACTCAGGCTATTCGAGAGGAGCATGAGCAGAAGTATTCTCATGTAGAGAGATTCGCTGATCGTGGTAACTACTCTGGTGGTAGTTTTATGCGTCAGGTCAAGGACCCTACCTTAGCTCTCCCTGTAGGTAAAGGCTTCCAAGCTGGTGCTGCCATCGGTGGTGCTATCGGTGTGACTGATGCTGCTGCTCGTGGATACATTAAGGGTGAAATCAACCCTACAGAAGTAATAGTAACCGGTCTCCTGACTAGTCTGTTCGGTGGTACACTAGGTCACTTTACTGGTGGCGGTACTGAGCTAGCCAAGACTGTAACTTCCAATGTTTCACGGAACATCAAAGTTACAGCTGATGATGTCCTACAGGCCATGACTAATAAGACTTCAGCTAGCATAGTTGAGGAGATCATGTCCTTCGAGCAAGCGTTAAAGGTTGCTAAAGAGATCAATACTACCTTTAAGATTAGTGCTAAGAAAGCTCTTAAGACTCAAGTAGCCTCTGCTACCGGTATACTTAATGGTAAGTCTCACCTGACTGCCTATCAAGTCATTAAGGATATTGATCTAACCTTGCTACGCTTTAAGGAAGACTTAGCTCCACAGGATGTGAAGAAGCTAGAGATCTCTAAAGAAGCTCTGAAAGAAACACAAGCAGCTGTTAAGGCAATACCTGATAGGTTGCTTACGCACCCACCTCGTACAGCTACTGAGTCTAAAGGTCTTGGTCCTTTCAGTGTGAAGATGGATGAGATGGAACGTAATATCATCAACGATATGAAGGTCCAGCAAGATCAGATACTACATGATTACCTCGAGATCATTCCTCGTCAGATCAGTGAAGAGGTTAAAGCTGCTAGGCTAGAAGGTAGAGTTATTGACTCACCTCGCCGTGCAGATGTTAAGGATGAGTATGTTTTAGGTTTAAGCCCTAACCCTATAACACCTTATCGTAACCGTGAAGAGCTTGTACTAGCAGCACGTCGTGGTGAGAATAGCTATGCTTCCTCTACTATGACTAACTCTGGTGACGTTATCCGTCATGAGAGCATGCCAGATCTAGGTGTACATGTCCCTCTCCTGAATAAGGGTGAAGAGATACGTGGTGGCTTCTGGCATAATAGCTGGAGAGCTGTAGGCTTACAGCATTGGGGCCAGGATCCAACAATCTATCTAGACAACATGGGTGTCCACGGGATGAGAGTAGCTGCCCGTATCCGTAGATGGGAAGAGACAACAGCTGTTGTTCTCCAAGAGAAGGTAACTAGGCTCACAAAGGCCTTCAGAGACGTCCCTAAGAGCTCTCAGAGCGATTTAAACGTTGAGTCATACCTTAGGGGCTACCTACCTAAATCACAGCTTACAGAGGCAGAGAAGAGCGCGGCAAATACCGTACGTGCTGTACAATCTGATGCTCTGAAAGCTGCTCGTGATGAAGGTGTGATTACTCAGAAAGAGTATCTTGAGTTCAAGGCTAACGCTGATATCTATCTTAACCGTGTGTATAACCATAACTACTTGGATTCGAGAGGCGGTAAGGCTCATTTCTATGAAGTGCTAGAGAACCATAAGTTTG